GTGCTTCCGCTTCCAGGTCTGAGTTCAGGTCTCACTTCTTGGAAAGCCATATCATAAACTTCCTTCGCTTCATCCCTACTGATTCCTTCAGTTGTAGCTATCTCCTCAATAAATTCTTCTTCGCTCATATCTTCATTCTCTATTGTTTGGGCTGCGTTATCTACCATTTCATCTTGCGTATCATCATATCCTGTGCTTGGGAGTGAATCGTCTTCTCCAGGCATATCCCTCAATCTTCCTTCTTCTTCTGGCATTTGGTCAGCGTCCACAGCTGCTGAGTCTTCCATCAACTCCTGCTCCTTACGCTGATACTTCTCAGTGATCTCCTCAGCTGCCACAACAAACTCGTCCTTGCCTTCAGCAGTATTCATCGCTTCGTCAAGTTCGTTCTGCCAATCCGCATGCAGAGCTTGCTTCTGGTCTTCCAACGGATCCCCAGACTCCTCATCAGTTCCTGTTCCTTCTCCGCTCTCATAATACTTTCCTCCCTTCGGACCAGTTATGACCTGCTTCCCCTTTGGGGGTTTCTGTCCAGGCTGCAAAGGAATCAATGATTTCTCATACTCCACTCCTTCCTCATTACATCCCTCTCCTTTTCCTGGACCTTGCCCAGCACCATGCGGGCCCGTGCCATCCCTTACATGCCCTCCAGGGCCTACTTCTTCTTTTGAATCTGATTTTGTCAATTTGTTTCCCTCCATGAACCTTTTCTCGGTACGGTGCTTCAGCCACCCACAGACCCTTTCTGCAGACTCCTTGCTGTGGCCTCGCTCCTTTTGGCCAGCTACGCACGCATCAAAATCATCGAAACCCGCGAACGGTTTCTGTATATCTACTGCTTGGTATCCTTTTCGGAGGTCTTCCGCGAGCAACTGCTCCTCTTCCGAGTGGTCTACTCCTCCTTTTGCCAAGTAGTTAACTGCGAGATTGACAGCTCCGTCGTTGCACGGCTTATCGACTGAGCTGATTTCGTATAGCTCTATAGGTCCAACCTTTCTTTGGAACCCTTCTCCTTCTTCATCTTTTTCTATAGTGGATTCCTGCATTGCGCGAGCACCGATCGAGAGCCCTGTTCTTTCCCCACTCTTGATCTCTTCCCACACAGTATTGTCGATGCTGTAATCCTTGAAGATTTGGTAGTCTACTCGTATAGCTTCTTTGCCTTCCTTATCTTTTTCGATGGCCCAGTTTAATCCTTTGCCTACTGGCCTGTTTGTGTGCAGGTCCTGGATCGGGGATCCCCTGCTCATCCAAGTGTTAAGAACTCGTTTAAATTCTGAGATAGGGATCAAGTCTCCTTCTTCATCCTTCTTCTCAATAGAAGCATAAGCACGGACAAGTCTGTCATCCTCATTAAGGATCTCGTCTTTCGGGAACTGTGCTGGTTTATCAAACTTGAGTATATCTATAGGCATTTTTATGGTCCTCCACGAGTAAGCAAAGTTTTGACGTCTCCTTTGATCTCTGTGATGTCTGTTTTTAGTTGCTCCATCTTTGATTCGAGCACAGCAGTTTTCTCGCAGCAGGTCTTTACATCTTCGTCCATCTCGCCAATGTCGATCGTGTTATGGTCCACATCTCCTCTGACTCCTGCTGCGTACGCGACTGAGCTCGCAGTGATTAACAAAAAAGTCATAAGGATCCCGATCCCAGCCATGATCCCTCTCGGAATAACCAGTCCTCCGTTGCCGTCACCTCTTATCCCAAGACTCTTCATTGTGTATCCCTCATCTTTATGAATGTGTGCCTGCATTTAATGTGTGGCGTGAACTCCCTGGTCCCATCAAATCCTCCAGCCTTACTCTCCTCCTTGATGATTGCTTTGAGCTCATCCATAGAGACCCCATTCTTCGTCCGGCTTTTTATTTTTTGACATATATCTGTACTTCTTCCTTTCTGGAAAGGAGGACCAATCCACTTATATTTAGCCTTTCCTTCTGGATCTATTTTGTTGAAGCTGAACTCTCTGATCTTGTTTTGTAGGGCTTGTCCTTCTGTGAGGTATATCGTTTCTGCTCTGAACTCATCTACTTCGTCTCCTCCGAGAGCCTGTATCTTCTTGATCACCTTGCTTTGAGGCTTCTTGAGTAGTAGGGACCTAACGATGTAGTCTTTGATCTTGTTGCTTTTGTCTTGTGCCATGCCTGCAAAAGCTTTGCTGTATAAGCTGGCTTTGATGAATCCTACGAAGTCAGTGATGTCTCCGAGCTTGACGAGATCCCTCTTTTCTGATTTACACATGTCTTTGTGGACCTTCTTGACGAAGCTCACCAAGTTTTTGTGTCTACGCCTGTTCCCGCTCATCCCGCCTCCATAGGAAGGATTCTGTACGCCTGGCGTTTCCGATGTGACCGTGCCAGCCTCTTTCTTCAGACCGATATGGTCTTTGATCTGTCCAAGCAAAGGTTTTGCATCATCGAATTTTCCTTGGAGCATCGCGATATTCAGTTTGACAGATGCATCTTGGATCTCGTTCTGTGTAGGCTGTTTCTTCCATTGCTCGATCATCTTATCAAACTTTTCCTTGTTATTCTCCTGAGAGTATTGATGGCTATCTTCTGGGTGGATCCCTGTCTCTGGGAAGGACTGTCTTCCTTCTTCTATATCTTTGAAGTGTTCCTCTATCCTCTTGATCTTCTCATTGATATAAGATCCGCGACCTTCTCCTGCAAGCTCCCGAAATATATCTCCAGTCCCTTCAAGCACATACCTGTAAGAATTTCCTTTCGCCCATCCTTTGTCATGGATCACTTCTTCTTGGTTGCTATCCTGAAAATCATAAGGCTCATTTGTGTCACTTGTTTTGCTGTTCTGTTTATTTCCTTCTGGTTTCTTTGATGATCCTTCGTCTTCGTAGTACTGTCCACCCTTCGGTCCCTGCTGAACAGATACGCCTTCAGGTGGTTTCTTTCCAGGAGCCACATACTTCCGGCTTTTATGTTTCGCTCTCATCTCCATCTCAACTGTTCTTTGATCCTGCATGCTTTCTCCGAGAGGGACTTTGCTATCTAAACTGTGCCAGTCTATACTTTCAGGATCCTCCCCTCTATGTATCGCGCTTGCCACTTGGACAGCGAACTCATAGTACTTATTTCCGAACCTGTTTCTGAGCTCTGGTTTGTGGGATAGCCAGGTCTTGGCAGAGGAGAGCTCGCTTTCTGTGTACTTGGGTGCTTCGCCCATCATATCTTCGAGCTGGTCCTTTTCTTCCTGGCTCATGTCTTCCACAGGCTTATTCAATAATTGTTGCCTCGTAGGCCCTGCAGGTTTTGAATCGTAGTATTTTCCGCCTCCTGGGCCTGTTTGGACTGATACGCCTGCAGGAGCTGTTTGTCCTGGGCTCAGGTACTTCCGGCCTTTCATCATCTTCTGTGGTTCGCCTTGGTGCTGTTGATCGTCCCACATAGCCCCCAATTCTTCATCTGATGCGCCGATGGTTGGTGACCCCCCCATATCCATTCCGCCCATACCTTGCTGAGGTGGCTCCACAGGTTCTTCGAGAGGAGTGAACTCAAACTCCTCATCATAATTCATCGTTACATCGAACCCCATCTCTTGCATGGATTTTGCGTTCATGATCTTTTGGCTTCTTACTTGCTCATCAGCCATCTCATCCTTTTCCTCAGACGGATTGAGCTCCAAATGGTAATCAGTAATGCTCATCTGCTCCATCATCCATGGATAATATCCTTTATTCCACACTTCTTGTCCTCTCTCTATTGCTCGGTTCGTTACCGTAATCTGCATGCCTTCATTGTTCAGGCCCCCAGACGTAGATATGTCTGCTTGATAAATCGGCATAACTCCCCACAGCGCCCCTGTCTGTCTCCTGAACTCGTTCCTGACTTCTGTGAATTGCATCTCGTCCATGCTTTTCATGAAGTCTACGAACTCCACCATCTTCCCATTGTTGGCTCCAGTCGGGTTCTCTATCGCGATCGGAGGAATCATGTGAGGATTCTTCTTGAACTGATCACCCATCCAAGCCCAGCTCTTCCACAGGCTTTCCACGTTCGGTGTATTCACAAACAATAATCCTCTCGGAGGACGTTGTTTTGCATAATAATCCTTCATGTACTTATCCATGTTCATCAAAGTTGAGATCTTCATCCACCCAGAAAAAATGTTTGAGAACCCATAAGTAAGGCTCGGTTTATACTTTGATCGATGATATATTTCGTCTCGAGCATAATATGTGTAATCATTATCAAATGCTTCCGCCCTGTAATAAGCCCTCATCATAGCTCTTCCACACCGAGGACACGCTTCTACTTCTTCATGGACTTGGTGGCGGTGTTCAGGACAGAAGAACATCTCTTTTCCATCACGGGCCCTGCCTGGTCTCCCAGTCTGATCAGCGATGAGTTTGATGTTTCTGGGATCTGTACGCACGAACTCTACTGGCTGAGTCATCTGAAGGTTTCCTTCTTGGTCCCACCAATAATCCTTTACACACAGCAAATATCCGTCGTCCACTATCTCGATGTCGTTATTGACTGTTTCTCCGAGCTCAATAATGTTTTGATCGTTATCGTTCACGCACTTCAAGAATGTGTCCAAGAGCTGCCTTTGCTTCGTGTCTGGGTCCCTCATATTCGTGCCGTCACACTCAGGACACTTCTCTACTGGGTGCTCTGTTTCTTCTCCGCAGTCCAAGCACTTCTTCGCAAAGTTTTCGACAACCTCCACCCCGTTCCTAAATACTTCTTTTGTCACGCTACTAATAATGATCCTCAACGTGTCGCTGTACTCCGCGATTTCGTACAATGTATTCAGAGGCAGGGGAGCCCACGGAATCACTACCTCGTTATCGTTATTGTACTCCGTTTCATACAGCCTACTCCTCATTCCTTCGAACGGGTTATACCCTCCCACCCCAGATTGCTCCCTTTGATCAAGAGGGTTCGCTTTGATGAAATGATCCAGTTCTCGTTGAGTGATATTAAAGGTTGGTTCAGAAGACGCTTTGCTTAAATTAAGGTTCCATTTCCATAGTTTCATGTTTTGGTTGCCTCCGTGGCCTTCGGAAACATCCCCCCTATTTCTTCAGGGAGGTAATACATATTTATGGTATCCAAGAAACATCTATATAAAGGTATCGATTCAGTGATTCAGAATAGTCCGGTCACGTTGTCAGGATCCTCCAGCATCACCATCCTTCCAGGAGTAAGCTCCAACAACATTCTCATCATTAAACAGTCTAAGAAATCGGGGCTTTTGCTCCCCAGGTTTTGTTTCATATCATCTTTAGAGATGATCCTCGCTTTTTTCTCCAAGTCCTCCACGTGCATCTTCTTTACTTGTTCGCACTCAGCAATGATTCTTTCCTTGATCTCTGCGTCCTCGCACTCAATATAGATTTTGCCTTTATTGATATACTCTGCAAGTTTGAAAAAACATTCTGATCGAAGATTAAAATATTTCTCTTTATTGATTGCGGACCGCCCACCTTTAAACTCTTTTATTCCCTTCATGTATCCTTCCAAATAATTGCCGAGACCATCACTATCCGCCACTGTCCTGCTTCTCGGAACACTATCTTCTCTCCCCACTTTTTTGAGTGCCATCTCGATTCCTGGGCCGTCTGATTTGTCTTGCACCACTTTGATCTTACATCTTAATCCGTCCCAGCTCATGATCACGAATTTGTCTCTTCCTTTCATTGCGAGATCCGATGTGATAGATTTTTCTCCGCCAGGCACATACTCGTTCGTGAACATATCCCCTATCTTGTTATAGTCACAAAGCGTGGAAGGATCATCATCGTATTCCCAGTTCCCATTAAGAAGTCTTTCTCGGGTGTTTTTGTCTCTTCTCTTCAGTTTGTGGATATATCTCGGATCAGTGTACGGATTATCTTTTGCGAGCGCCTGAATAAACACTCTGGTTTTGGGCAGGCTGTTCTTTGTCCAAGGCCGATAGAACTCTTGATATGACCAATTTTTGCATGGGTTCGTACAATATATGGCCTTACCAAATATTTTGTATTCCTTAGTTAAGTGTCTGCACCTGCTGAGTATGACCTCTTTGGCTTTGTAAGGGATCTCTGAGACTTCATCAATAAATGCCCCCGTGATCTCGAGTGAGCCGAGACTATCAAACTCTGTATCGCTGGGTTCGAGTTTGAGATCTCTGAACACAATCTCGCTTTTGTTCTTGAACAAAATCTCTGCTTCCGTTTTGTTATACTGATAATCTATTCCTGGCTTCATCCCGAACCGGATCTCTTTTTTGGTTTTGCTTGAACCCATCAACCTGAATAAAGTCTTGATCGTTGTTGCCTTCAAATTTTTGAGGACTGCTCTGCCAATCAACCATCTTGTCCCTGGATATTTTAGTGCTCCGCTTAACACCCAAAAGCATCCGAGCACCGTCTTTCCTCCTGACGCTCCTCCTCCGAACATGATCTCTTCTGTGCAGTCATCGTATAAGTATTGGAGGGCCTCATACTGTTTCTCTGTTGCATAAAAGTTTTTATTCATTTTTTTTTTTATTTCTTTGAGTCATATCTGCCTTGTTTGAAGAGGTTTATTACGCTATCACAGTAGCTCACTCCTTGGTATTGTTTGTGCAGACTGCAGGGCTTTCCGTTGAGGTTTCCGCACCTATAATCGAACTCGAGCTCGCCGTTATTTCCTTGGATTTCTTCCTTTCTTGTTACTGGCTCCCGATTTTGTTGGCTGCACAACATTTCCTCCAACTCGCTTTGGTTTCTTCTCATCTGATCCCACCATGTATATGTTGACTTGGGAAAGATCATTCTTTTCCAAGTGGATTTGGTTCTCTATATCTTTAGGTATGACTCCTTGGCTCTGCAACCTCTTAAAGCCTGCTGAGTCTTCTTCTCTGAGTTCTCTGAGCGCCTGGATCTTGTCTCGCGTGTTTGTGTCTTTCCCAATCACTATGCTCCACAGCTGCCTCTGTCTCATCAAGCTCTTGCCTTTCTCTTCCGTGAAGTACTCTCCCACATTTTTCCAAGCGAACTCTTTCTGTCTCCGTGCTATAGCTCTCTGTTTATCTACCACGACTGTGGTCACTCCTATGTTGAGCTTATCAGCTATTTCGCGTATTGTGACTCCTCTGAAGATGAGGTCCATGATGCTATCTTGTCGCTTCATCATTTTTGGGTCTGTTCTCATCGGTTTCTTCACGCCTTTTTTTGTCATCTGTTTTCCTCCCACTCTTTTTCGTATACGCACTCAAGGATTCTGTGGTCATCGTTTTTGAGGCTGAACTCTTTTGTGACGCAGAAACATTCTTTTCCTTTCTTGTTGATTCCTATCTTGGTTCCGAGTCTGTTCCGGTATATTCTGCAAGCCGTTATTGTTGGTGATATCTGTATGAGGTATCTGCATTTCTTCATTGTGCCTGGTTCGTATTCGTACCAGCAACATCTCCCGCATCGCTTACAGACTGGTTCTTCCATCCTCAGCTTGATTGCTGTGCTTCTTCTTGTGTTTGGTTTCCCCTATCAACATTTTGTGGCTCTTGGTATTGAATCAACACAATCTTTGTTGTTCCTGTTTCATTGTTTTCATTGATTGTAGGTATATTCAGCTTAATATAACCTTCATTGACCACTGTTTGCACAACTCCTATGACCCCCTGTCTTACTCCTGCGTTGTAGGCCCCCAATTGGGTTTGTTCCTTTTTTGCATCCAATTGGTTGTTCACTGCAATCCCTGCCCCTATCAAGATCACAATTGCCAGCACAATTATTGCCATAATTTTCTTATCCATTTTGTCACGCTCCATTGTTTTTTTCTCTTCTTGTACTTATTAATATGGCCCCTAAATCTTGAATAAATAATTCTTCTGATTCTCTTTTAAATCCTTCTGGGTGATGTATTGCTCTCAAACAGATATGGATAATTTCATGAAATACATAATCTTTAGGCACATTTTTTGTTCCCCACCCATATATTGTGGCTTCTTTCTTTTTTGGATTACAACATTGTTGGCCTTTATATTTAGACTCTTCATCAAAAGATATTGTCCAATCATTAAGTATCCTGAATTTCTTTTTCCAATACATTACTTTGGCAGGAGTTATCCTGTTTATTTCTTCCATCTTGTTCACCTGATTGGGCATTGATGTTCCTTGAAGGCCACACACGTTTTTTCTCCTGCTACGTTTCTGCAGTACTCACATGAGGAGTTGGTGCACAGCATTGCCATCATCCACCAGTTCGTATCTACCATCTTTTATTTACATTCCTCCATTCATTTATTTGCTCTTCTTGTTCTTCAAATCCGATCGAGAGATCCCAAAACCCTATGAAGATGTTGAGCATGTGCCATCCTTTTGTTGACACGAAATGTCCGCCTACTGCGAAGCAGCGATCTTCCCATTGAGAATATATATTTGCTACAAATTTATACATCTTATTTTTCCTCCTTCAGTTCAGATATGTAATAATATCCTTGTTCGTCCTTCCTATAAAACTTTCTTTTCCTTGGTATGATTGTTCCACTGATTAATTCTACGACCCCCCCCTTGGATCGTACCACTATCGACGGAGCATATTTTCCGTGCCCACAACAGCTACCCAGTACTTCAAACCTGATCGCTTCACAGATAGGCCTCATGCATTTGTCTATCTTCCTGCACCCAGAGGGTTTGCATGCCTTGCACATCTTATTCAGTCCTCATCTTTATCGAGTTCGAGACATCAAACTGGTCCTCTACTCTTTGGCAATCCACCCTGGACTCCTCATCCATACCCAAAGCAGAATTTATCTCCTTGCAATGTTTCGCGCTGGAAGTTATGTAACCCGTAGACCATTTCGTGCCTTCTTGGGCCCTATACTCCATGATCAAGAAATCTTTTTTGGTATCATTCCTATCTATCCAACCATACAGCACCACCTTTTTTTTGTTGAGGTCATGGATGAATCTGTCCCACTTCACGAATGGTAAGCATTCCATGTCTTGTTTCATCAAATCTTTGGGGAGCAGGTTCTTTTTTGCCTTCCACTTCTGAGCTCCTTCGGGACACCAACAATTCTTGCATACTCCTTGATCGTTTACTTGGTCTACTTGTTGTGCACAGAATACACATTTTATTTTTGTCATCCTCATTCCTCCTTGTATTCTACTAACTGGTTATCTATAAACAGCGCAGATTTGTCTTTCTTACACAGATTAATCAGTTCAGTCTCGAAGTGTTCTTCCTCACCTGGTTCATTAAAATTCTTCAATATTTTGTACTCTTTTCCATACGTCATTTGGTTTCCTCCGGCATCTTTACGTTGAATAGGCCTTGTTGGCCTCGCACTGGGAAAGGTTTAATTGCTTTGATATCTTGCAGGACCCAGCTCTTCGCTCTTGGATACATCTTACAGCCTGCCTTACGTTGGTCTGCTTGCGTCATCTGTCTGCAGTCCACCAACCTCGCAGTTGCGAAAGCCAGGCCACAGATCACGCTCATATGGGGCTCCAAGCTGCAACACAGCAAGAGAGGCCCTCGGTAATTGGTTTTCCATGTCCTGGTCTCAATCGTTTTTTGTCCCCTTCGGATCATAGACGCCCAAGGTTCTTTGATACTGATAGCTTTCATTGTTTCCTCCATGAGTTTGGTCTCTTCCACTCAGTTCTCTTTGCTCTTCCTAAGTGAGGGTACAGCCCGAACCCTCATAGTTGATCGTGCAACGCACACTTATGCCGGAACCATTCCCTTTCCTTCTTGGTCCAGTATCCCTCTGCAGGAGTTGAGTATCCTCCATCGAAGCAGCAGTCACAGACTTTGAGGCCCCACTTCTTCAAAAAGTCCAGCTTAAGCTCACATACCCATAAAGGGATCTTGTAATTCACAAGGATAAACACAGACAGATCTTTGGGTTTGTAGTGCTTCAGAATATTCTTGACCGCGATCTTGATCTCGTACTGATCCTCAAGTGGGCCATCCCACGCTATCCTTACATTCTTAAAATTCGCTTGTTTAAGCGCTTTGATGTGCTCTTCTGTGAGTATCCTGTAATCAAACCCGCATACAGCTTCATAGCTCTTTGCTTCGCCTCTGAGCGTACGGAGCACACCTACTATGTCGTCTCGATGCAAAAGATTCATATCAAGGATTTCTACGTGCTTCGTGTTAAATGCAGGGATCCCCCACTTCCTGTACTCGTTGTGCTCCTTACAGTACGGACACATATTTGGGCAGCCATCACTGAGCTTGACCCTTTGCACATCGTTACAGATGTAGTTTATTTGTTCTTGGTCAGGAGTTCTTCTTTCAGGATTCATTTTGTATCTGGTTGTGTTGGTTTGTTGTCTTTGGGGGCCCCATTGTTTTTTTCTTTATAACATCTTTGGCCGTATCCTTCTGGGTCCTGGTTACATGTGTAGGAATTGTATGAATAATTCTTACATTTGTTTCTTTTTTTGCATCTCATTTGTTTTCTCTTTCGTCATTATTTGGCCGTATCCTTCTGGGTCCTGGTCCATGTGTTCGTTGAGTTTGTCCAGCAAAGTGGTTTCGTTCGCCTCCTGTTAGTTCTATAATCCTCACTAAAGCGAATTTAGTATTCTATTCATTCCTTCTACTGTAACATAATACCAATATTCATCAGATTTATTTGTTCTATTACGGGTATATTTACATTTAGCATAACCCTTTTTTACTAAATCTTCCCATTCTTTATCTTTTTTAAAACAAAAAAACTTGTTTCTATAACAAGCATTTAAAGCTGTTACTGGTAATTTCGTTCTTTTGTCAAATATCGGATTACCTAATGCGTGTAACATCATCCTTTTTTGGTTTTCTATTATCATTTTGTTCGCTTCCTGTTACAATTCCTGAATATTCACAAGCTATTAATATTCTCATTTCGTTTCCTTCCTCACCTGGTCCATGTGTTCGTTGAGTTTGTCCAGCAAAGTGGTTTGCTTCCCCTTTCTCGGTGCTGGATGTACTTCTATTTTCTTGGTCATCTTAGGAAATCTAATCTTCTCAGTATCCAATCATAGATTACCCAATATGTGTTGCGTGACCATTTCTTGATTTTTCTTATCTCCATTTTTGTTTCCTTCTTAATTCTCAATCAATTATTTATTTTTTTGTTATCTCCCAACATAATGCTTTAATGATATGTTCTTTTTCTTTCTCTGTAATTTTTATTCCTTCAAGGTCTGCACCTCCAAGGTATGCCCCTCTAAGGTCTGCACCTCTAAGGTTTGCACCTCTAAGGTCTGCATCTCTAAGGTTTGCACCCTCTACTTCATGTAAAACTTCTTCTGTTATTTTATGTTTAATCTGTATTTTACTCATCTTCATCATCTGTTTCTATATCTTCTGTTTCTTTTCCGCAATCAGCATAAATACTCGTATCACAATTTTTCACATTTGATCTTATGACTATGTGGTTTCTTTTCCATTTTAACGCTTAGTTCTTCTATTGCTTCTAAAACATCTGAGTTGCCTGTAACTGCTGGTTTAGTTTTCTTAGGTATGTTGCTTTCTAGTACATCTAATCTTTTACCAATTCCGCCTATTGCTTCCAAAACCTTATCTACTTCACTCACTTTTATCATCTCCAAATAATCTTTTTTCTGTTTCTTCTACTTCTAGCGTTTCAGCCAGCTTATTAATTTTCTGATCTGTTCCTTCTTTAAATCCTAAATCATTCCCAGCTTTGAAAGATTCTTTTATTATATTCTCTACTTCTTCATTATAACCATACTTCATGCCTTTTTTAAATTTTTCAATCAATTCTAATGATTCTTCTCGTATTTTGTTTAT